ACATGGAACTTGCGACTATGGATGAGTTTGTAAACTTCCTTGTGATGAATCATCATCAGATTAATGTTAAAAGTAAAATAGGAGTATCTAAACTTCCTCTGGATATTCAGAAAGAGATTACCAAAACAAATCTAGACCCAAGAATAAAAATCCTCTCATCTCTAGATGGAATTACTCCACGCCACGCCGAAGATTTGCTAGAGAAATTTGGAAGTATCCCAAAACTATTATCCGCCCGAACCACGCAGAAATCTGTAATGGAAATAGAGGGGTTAGGGAGAGAGAAGGCCAAGAGAATACTAGGGTTGCGAGATAACTATCAGTAGGGTGAGAACTGGTCGGCCACAGAGGAAGATGGTTGTGTGACGTTAGTTTGTTGATTCACCCTTATGTCATTTAGTATCAGAGAGTTGTAGTTAGAGGTATCGTTTGTAGAGCCAGCAACTCTAGTTACTTCTACTGTAACTTTTCTGCCAGCAGTATTGGCCCCACTTACTTTTGCGTTAAACAAAACCACCTTTTGGTTGTTTATCCCTGTTGGGATAATAATTGTTCTAGTCACACTGGTAGTATTACAAGTGACCGTAATAGACAACTCTGCTTGGGCGTTAGTACCAGTTACTCCGTGCGTCACCATGCTAGTCACTTCTATCATATCGCTGACTGCGCCTTGTGGTACTACACCTTCCCCACTAAATGTGGTTGTCGTAGTCCCGCCGCTGTTGTCACTGGTGTTTCCTTTACCGGGGAAAGAAAGTCCTTCTGATGTTTTAATTCCTGTCCCTGTCTTAGTCTTCATATCTAGACCAGCCCCAGACCCCATAGACTCTTTCCTAACTGCGCCTGTTCCCGTTCTAGTTTGCCCTAAGTAATTCAGAGTGTTTCCGAAATTCATACCGTCGCCCCTAAAGTCCATCCTATCCCCAAACTTAGCAAGCCAGTTTGTGTTAGAGATAGATATTAAACCAATATCGTCTAGTGGTGTATCTACATTTCCTATTGGGCTAAAATTACCTCCTCCACCGGGATTGTGTATAGGAGGGGTCCAATCGTCAATGCCCGGATTACCCTCTGGTATGGGGATATTCAAATCTGGTATTACTTCTGCTATAGAAGGGTCTAGACGAGTGTTGCTCAAGAAAGCCTGTATCAACCCACCTCTCAGAGACTCATCCTTTATCAAATTTAACTGTAGGTTCTCTATGTCGCTGCTTAATTTGTATTTCATATTCTTGATAGAGAAAGTCTCATCTGTATAGCCTAGTCCAGCATCAGTGTACTTCACATAGGTACCGGGTTGGTATGCCATATCTCTAACGACAACCAATCTCGGTGCATACCACTCATCTCTAGTATATTGCTTGAGCAACTCATCATATTGCTTTCCTCCCAGAGGGAATATAGACTTATCGTTTCCAGTTTTTATTTGACCTGCGGAGTTTCCGGTTGATATACCATTTAGGGTATTACTATTATAGTAAAGAGAGGCACCTGATTCACCACATCTTGTCCTGATGAGTTCGCGGCAGTATTCAGCATTGAAAGAGAAGGTCAACTTTCTTGTGGGACTCCAAGCAGAGCCTCCGTTGTTCCAGTATGATGGCGGGATTTCTATTTCATAGAAACCATTACCTCTGCATTGTACGCTGCTTACTCTGTTGCTACTAGTGAAAGTGCCAGAAGAAATAGATGCTGCCCTACTCTCCCCAGTGTAAGCGTAGTCTATTAAAAAGACTTGGAATATCAAATCCTCTATATCCACAGAAGCGTCCTGTCCTCCCATGACAGTCACGAACATTCTCATATCCTCCCCTGTCTGTTCGCTGACAAGAGGACAGTGGTTGGGTATATGGACAATCTGAACTGCGTGGCTGATGGAGTTCGAGCCGTACCAGTAGAAATTTTTATCCCAAGTTAAAGGTGTATCAGAAGTTTTCGCTTGGTACCATTTCGTCTGCCCCCACCTCTCATAGAGAGTACCAGTAGTACCTAGATTTCCATTAAGCGCATTGACAGCGCCGGGGAAAAGACAGCCGCCCGTTCCTAGTCTAGTCCATGACCAAGCGCCAGCCACGCCGTCATCGTTAGCACCCTGTAGGGCTATGGTTTGGTCAGCCACATACCCATATCTCCCTCCGTGAAATAGGTGGTTAGATATTAGGTTGGTAGTGCTATCCTCTACATAAGTAGTAGCATTAGGGCTTATTGTCAAAGAGGAGTTGGTACTTTGTCTTTGATTGTATTCCTGTTTTGCTATAGCGGCCGCTTCAATGCTTGTCAGTATATCTGGCTTTTCCAAAATCTTCCAACGTATGCTATCATTTCTTGTTGGCTTTGGATAATCAACGAAAGATTTACCTTGGTTATAGTAGACCCTAACGTGTGTGATATGTACGGTAGCGGTAGTATTATAATTAGATACTTCAACATTATTTCTATTAAAAGCAATACCACTATTATAGTATGGTCTAAACTCTACTCTGTTATCCCTACCACCTAACCAAGAAAAAGTTGTCTTAATATTATTCTCAGTCCCAAAACCCGCTCTTTCTGCTATAGTTTTTATCTGACTCATTACTGTTCTAGTACCAGCCTTCATAGACGACCCGTAGGTATCTAGGTTTGTGTTGGTACCATCAGTAGTTAGATTTAGGGTAATAGGAATATTATTTATATCGAACATACAACTGAGGTTAGTCTCTGGCAACCAATTTCTACAGATAGCCATGTTCCAAAGAGTTCTGAACTTATCACTATCATGGAAAGTACCTACGTTTGGTGATTCTACACTACCTTCTATGTGCATCATAGTTCTAAGAGCGTAAGAGTTTGCTAACGTGGTGCTAATAGTCACAGACTCTTTATCATAAGTACCTTCAGCATCACTAGGGTCTAGCATGATATTATAAGCATCGAAGGTACCATAGGGTTGTCCGGCATCCATCCATCTCTGCCTCAAATCCTTGACTAAGGTAGTATGAGATTTGGTAGCCATACCATCTATAGCATCTGGTGTAGACCATACGCCCCCTAGTTGAATGGGAATCTTCCAATCATCGCCATCTTGCCATACGGCACTATCATCAACAATCATAAGTTTGTCCAAGATTTGGTTAGCGCCGCTAGATTCATACTGACCTACTTGTATGATTCTATGGACGGTTTCTTGTGTAGTATTCTCTATAACCATGTTGGGTTGTATGCCCCACTCTCTCAAGTCTACATCGGCATCTGTAAGGTGAAGAAGTTTCGCTTGCACCGCACTGTCTAACCCCGGCCAATTAGTATAATATGTACTAGACCCAGAAATCATATCACTCTCTGTTCCCGTTCTCTCAGTCTCATTCTTAGAGTTCCAGATAAAGTAATCCTTTATCAATACAATTTCTTTTTCAGAATTTTCATCCTCTGGGTCTACTAGTCTTTCTTCTTCATAGATTATCGTTCCGTTACCGCTATCTTCAAAGAGAGTAATATCTCTAGGCTTAATGGAAATATCTCCTACTTCGACTTTACCGTTTAGTAGCGTAGCATCACTGACCATGCGGCCCCAATTCTCATGGAGACGCATCGTCTCATCTGCATTTTTCGGATGAGTGATTGCGTTTAACCAATAGTTATCCTGTAAGAAAGGGTTTCCTCTGCCTTCATAGACGTAATCTGTTAAGTCTGTCCTTCCTCCAGAGTTCTGTCCGGCGCGACCCAAGTTAGCGTTAGTATTAAGGTTAAAGAAAGGAGAGCAATCAACAATACACATTGCGCCTCCCTTGTTTTCCCAATCTTGATAGGCAGTTAAAGAGTCAACTGTAGTAGGATGAACTCTCACTCCTCCTGTGCCTCCCGAATCAGCCTCTATATATGCACCCTTCAAGACTAGAGTACCTCCCAGAGTATCCTTAGAATGAACTTGGTAAGTACCATCATGCTTATTACTATTAGTAACATGAACCCAAGATTTGTTTGCCATAGCATTGAGGTTACTCGTAGTAATATTGTTAATCTGTATCTTGCCTCCATTATCAGAGATTGCAGAGTTCCCTGTGCTTGAACTCCTTAGTGTAGTATAGTCTACAGGACGGGAGAAAGAGCCACCATCTAAGGTACCGTCTGTATCGGTGTACGTTGTGCTTCTCATGGGGTCATAACCACTTACGTCCCATAGGTGGCAATCCTGTGGCGCTTGGAGTTCTAGATACTTATCAGCCGCACCAGTCTCCGGGTCAGTTTGGTCGGTGAAATACAAAGTAGTTTTATAATTCTCTATGATAGGGTGTATCAAACCGAACTTCTTCTTCCTATGCCCACCGTCTGCGTCGGCTCGTCCGTCGTTTCTCATATCTGCCCAGAGAACCCAAAGGTGTTTATAGTTTGTATCAATATCTAGAGGAAGCACAGTAATAATATTCGTATAATTAGTAGCGGTACCAAACAATGTTTTACTTGCGTTAGAAGTGTAATCGAAATTAGCGTTAATGTACTTACAACCTACTAGGTATCTATCGCCGCCTGTAGCATAAAGACCCTGCCAGATAAATTTGCAGTAGGTGTTCGGTTGAGTTCCAGAGTCTTTATATATATGGGCATAGTTGGCATGGGCGCTTGCCATTCCATGCCAATACCCTTCTGCTCGTATCTCTCCTACTCCCGTATGTCTATTTTGGGCTAAGAGAGCATCATATAAAGCGGTGTTAATTTTAACCGTAGAAGAGCCAGCAGTAATATCTGCTAATACGTTACCAGTTCTTGATGTACTACGAGCCGACTCATAACTACCAAGAATGTCTGTACTCGAATGATTCTGTGCAGCAACATCTGGTTTGATAATACCGAAATGATATTGGAACCAGAGAGAGTTCGGTAAATCTCGCATCCACCTAGCGTGGACGTTTCTATTTTCAGTCTTGCTAGTCACAGTACCAGTAGAGAGAGGAGTAATATTTCCCTTGGGAGATTTGACCCAAGAGAAGCGGTCATTACCAGTGAGAAGACTGTGAGTGTTGGCGTTGGTACTTCCTTCGTTCACATACAAACCAACTTTCCCTTCTGCTTTAGGAGTTGAAGTAGCCTCAGTTACCAATTCTAGTGCTGATTCTGTTTCGACTGCCCAGAAGTACGACCCTGTGCCTGTAGGCACCGCAGCATGAGCAGTACCAAAATAGTTTCTGATTTTTCTAATATTAAATACTTTGTGCCTCCCTTTCATATGACCGGGTAAAGGGGACATATTGCCAGCACTACTAGCATTGGCGTTTTCGTTTATCTCATCAGCGTCGTTGATATGATTAACATAAAAATAATCTCCTATTTCTAGTCCGGGGTCAGTGTCAAAGAATACGTTAATTTTATTTATAGTTGTATCATCTTTATGTGGGTGATAATAACGAACATCAGACTCCCAAGCATTAGTCTTTTCTGAGTCTGACAAACCTTGTGAATATTCATTCCACCATTCATCTGTATAGTCTTCCCCGCAGAACTTACCCATATAGAAAATCTTAGACGACTCTGGGGTATAGGTCATGTCCCCCGTAGCAACCATAAGCCATTCTTTGACCCCGTTGTACCACTGGTGATAAGAAGTACCTCCGCTACTTTGAATAAGTTTCTTTTCTGTTAAATCTTTAGTAGTAATATTGTGGTTGGCTTGCAGGTCATTTACTATTGTCAACTCGGTGTTGCCAGCACCAGCCGTGTAGCCGCTAGTATGTCCAATAGCCACCCCCGCTCTTACAGTTCCACTACCACCACCATATAAATTAGCATCGCTTGCTGCTTTAAAGTATCCTAAAACTTGCTCTCCTTCCCAGTGGTCTTCCGCGCTATTAGGACCGAAGGTGTCTTCGTTATTATACATCTGTATTGGATGACCAGAGCCTAGTTGCATCCTCTGCTCGTTAGTAATGAGATAGTTGCTACCCTTATCGAAACCTAGATTTGGTTGGCAAACCTTTAGTTGGGAGGTACCCATGTTCATAATATTCTTAATTCCTTGGGCATCATATAGCCAGTAAGGAGTATTGGAATCCAAAGTATCTTCAAGCCCTAGTTGACCTATATCCCACATAGGAATTTGTCTATTGAGAAGAGAGATAGAGTGACTTGCCTCAATTTTCAATAACCTTTCTCCTCTTTTCTGTTCTATCCTCATGCCATTAATTATCCCTCTCCATATGGGTCTGTCTATTCTATTGACTTCTTCTGACGCGAACAGTAAGGCTTGCCAATCAACAGGAGTGCTTGATGAAAATAGTGGCCGAAGATGATGAGAGAAATGGGTAGCAGATGCGCCATCTTGCCCATCTGTAGGGTCATCAGCAACATCTATCTCTAAGGCTGAGAAACCATCTGTGGGCATATTGAGTGTCATTTTCTCTAAGGTGATTTGCTCTGTTAGATTGGGTAGATTATCAGCATCTAAATCTTCTGTAATATAATGTACTAGACCGGCCCTATCTAGAAGCAAATAACTGACTGCCTCTACATCTAAAAAAGCATGAGACTGACCTTCAACCGATGTGACTGCATGAACTGTGTGTGTTGCCTCCCACCCATATAGTTCATCGGCAGTTATAGCATCACCACCAAAAGAAGTATTTACTAGGCTAAAACCACCTGTACCACTTTTGTTTACTCCGTCAAGATACACCCAAAACTTCTGATTGGTGTAATCTATTCTAACATCAATGTCTATCCAAGCGTCATCGTTGCTTACAGTTTGAGCAGAAGAGCCAAGATAGTTAGCACCATAGCAGTCATACCCATGATTGAAGATTGGGTTTGTGACAGAAATATGAGATTCTTTTATGCCTAAAAAAAGGTTGAATGTTATTGCTGGCGTCCCTGCTATACCATCACTACTGGAAACATTTGCGGCAGGTTGAGGATAACCTACTCGTACTTCTAGTCTGCTTGGTAATTCTCCATTAGTAAAACTCTGCGTATTACCAGAAGCAGGTATGGTGTTGGTAGCATCAACATCCCCAGAGAAACATCGGGATGCTACACGCATATGAAATACATCTCTATCCAATCTACTATTTAGTGAGCCATCATAGACTATAGACGGAGTATCTCTATATGCAGGTCTGTGTGTACCTGCATCTAAAGTTTCAAATCGTCTGATAGAGAGAAAGGGTTTACCTGCTGGAGATTTCACAGGATAGAAACTGTTAGTTGGGTTAGCACTGGTAGTAAACGCCAGCGTTTCTCCTGTCCATACTCCTGTTAGGTGTGCTTGCTGGCTTAATATAGTGGCTTCGCCACCAGTCACAGTCTCAAAGACCCCAGCCTTTTTATTTTCATAATTTGTACCAGTCACGGCGCCAGAACCATTATCAGTTTCATATGCTTGCATCGCACTTCTACCAAAAGTAGGGTCGTATTGCCCTGTGGGTACTAGGTAGGTAGAGTTAGTCTCGTTGCCATTGCAGAAAAGTTGGTAGCCATGCGTACTTCCAATATCCATTGTAGTGCTATCGAACTTCTTGATTCTGTTTGCTATATGCCCATCGGGATACTGTAGTTGCGCCCTGCCTACCCAAGTGTTATAATTATTTCTAGTTGTGTCTACGCTATACCACTCAAAGAGGCCACTATTCTTGGTAAATTTGAAATCATCCAAACTAACCCCAGAGATGCTATTCAATACGGTAGAGAGGCTGGCTCTATCTGGATAGGAGAATCTATATCTAGGGCTTAAGAGAGCCTCCCCATTCATGATATTTCCATGATGGCTATTTAAAGAGGAATAAGAAATAAGAGAATTTGATGGCTCATTCGTATCATCTGGAACTGCTCGACAATTCATAAAATCGTCATAGTAGCCAGCAAGCCACAGATTATAATACCTATCTACTTCTCTTACCATATATACCCACTCTACGCATCAGCCACCAAATCCCAACCTAATCTACCTGCACCTCTCTCTATAGCATTCAAAATTTCTTCTGCTGCTTGCTCTGTTGTCATCCCATTGAAGTTGTTAGTCATCACCACTTCTGTAGTTGTAATAAGGTTTTCGACTCCCTTCTGTAGAACCTTTCTCGTTAAGTCTCCCACCATGTTGGGTTGAGTTGAACCCCAGAAAAATTCTTCTCTTGCGCTATTAAATTCATACATAGCATCCGTAGCCTCACGCAGATTTCTCTTCATGTTCGTACCAGTAGTATCTACAAACTCTGCTACTTCACCATTAATCTCTGCCCATAATTCAGAGTTTATCTCCATCTCAGTAGCCAGTTCCTCCCAAGTAGTGACTCCGGTTTCTTGCATAAATCTATATAGAACCATATGTTGTTGAGTTAGGTCATTTAATTCATGCGATTCTCTCTCCAATCTTTGCACTTTAGTTTCCCACATTCTTCTATCTTCATTCTCTCCTTTTAGTTCGGCTATTGGGTGGAACCATCTTGCGTCAAATGCAAATCCGGGGCTACCCGGAACGTTTCTACCAATCCAACCTATTGATTCTTCTAGGCTTTTTACTTGCTTCTCTTGCGCCCAAATTGCTTCTGCTGCTGCCTGATAATCTGTAACAGTACCTTGTTGTACTGCTTGATTAGCAAGATACATAGACTGTATATCAGAGAGGATTGCTAGTTCTTCTCGCAAGGCAGTTAGTTTATCTTGAGCAAACTGTGATTGATTTCTATGTAGTCTCTCTTGCTCATCCTTATTCTTTTGAATGCTTTCTGATATATTGTCATAGTTACCTGCGTGTTCCTTCAATACCTCATTAAACTCTTCCATTGAATAGGCTTGAGCCTCAACCCAATTTGCTTCTACCTCCAAGTCTTTCATTCTTTTAGCCCATGATTCTATTCCCTTTTTAATAACCCATGTAGCAACACCAATAACGGCAAAAGTAATAGCCGTCCTTTTCGCAGTAGCAGCAATACCAGCCATTAGTTCATTATTTCTAACTAATACTTCTCCTTCCAGCATTGCTGCTGGTGTTCTACCATCCGTATATGGTCCCATTGATTTCAGTCTTTGATTTTCTGCGAACGCCATTGTATTGAGCCTTATGGCACCCGTTTCCGCGTTTGTTGCTTGGACAGCAACCCAAGTCTTGACATAGAGGTCGTGTAGAATCTTAATCCCTTTACCAATCCATTCTACGGCCTTTATTCTTTCAGCCGTAGAATACACTTGGGCAGCAGCCATTCCTAGAGTAGCAGCAGTAGTGGCAAACATACCTATTTTCATTTGCTCTTCGTTCTTTGCGAATACCATAATGGCAGAACCTAGAGCAGTTACACTACCAGTGACTCCATAGAACAGAGCCATTCTTTTAGCCATAGCATCATTAGCAGCATCCATTGCTTCTCTTTCCTTTTTCATCTTTAGGATAACATCTCCCGCAATTTCATCTGCATATTTTCTTTGTGTAAAACCGAGTTCCTGTATGATTTTATCATACTCTTGCGTTTGTAAAGCAGTTTCTCTAAGTTCTAGTTTTGCTAATCTTATCGTCTCTATATATTCGGCCTGTTGTACATTTAATTCTTCTATTCGTTCAGTAGACAATCTAAAAGTATTATTCTTGTCATTGTGTGCGTTCTTAAGTCTTTCTATGGCTGCTAGTTCTGTGTCTGCTTGGAATTTAGTTAGTCTCCATGACCTAGTATTAGCAAGAACTTTATACAACTCCGCTCTAGCATCTTGTCTTTTGAGTTCTATCGTTTTTATTCTTTCTTGATTAGCCTCTACTTCTGCTTTAGTTAAACTTCTTACGCCTGTAAGTTGCATTTTTACCTTTTGCAACTCTTCATTTCTTACACGCCCCAGTTCGGCCATAAATTTAGAAGCATTCTCATAGGTCATACCGGCATTACCATAGGCTTCTTGAAGCGCAATCTCGTCACCCATCATGGCTCTTGTTACTGCTCTATTGGCTTGAAACGCCATAGTCAGAGCAGCAATATTTGTAATTACACCCATAACTGGGGCTACAAGATTCTTCATGTCCTCTCCCATCTGATAGATAAACCCAGCAGTAGGCCCAAGGAACTCTACCCCATCTGATAAAGCCTTAACGAAAAGGGTCTGTGTCCTTGTCGCTTCTGTCATTGCAGGTAAGAACTGTTGTCCTAGTTCTGCTCTATACTTTTGTAGTTCTGCTTCGGCCCCCCTAAACTCAGTAATCTGCGCTTGAAGTCTTTCATTGACTTCATCCATTGCTGGAGTCATTCTCATCTGTCCTTCAAAAGTAAGTTGTGTAACTCTGTCCCAATTCTCCATCAATTTGATGAACCTAGTATAGTGTCTGTTTCCGGCAACAGTTTGTGCTATGTTCTGTTGCTGCAAACCATTGAAGGTATCCCATCTTGCAGATAAGTCTGCCATAACATCTGACATAGGACGAAGAGCGCCTGTATTAGCATCAATAGTCGCAACCCCAAGCCTTTCCATCTCTTGTCTAGCGCCGCCAATATCACCACCCAGCCTAGCATAGACCATCTTCAATGCTCTACCAGCCTTACCCTGCTCCTCACCAGCCTCAATAAGAACGGCTGACTGAGCGGCCATAGCCTCAATACTTTCACCAGTAAGTCTAGCCTGTGCCGCAAACTGGTTCATAACATATGTAATCTGTTCCATCGTAGCGGCTGACCTGTTCTCAACAGTGTTGAGTTTGTCTAGTACCCCGATAGTGTTAGCACGAATCTTCATACCTTTTTCGTTAGCATCATTCATTTCCTCCGTGCCTTCTTGCATGAAACCTAGTTGCTGGTTTAGGTTAATGAGTCTAGTCATAGCATCCTCAGTTTCCATACCACTGATAATACCGAACTCCATACCTAACTGAGTACCTGTAGCAGTTTGTCCTTGTCCAAGAACCGATTGAAGTTGGGCCATACGGGAAGCAGCATCCATTGCGGCATCAGCAGTAAAACCGAACTGGAATCCTAGTTGTTGTACTTCTTCTGCCATTTCATCGAATCCAGCAGCAGCAGCGAATTTCTTCAATTGAATCTCTGCATCTGATAGCAACTCTACTGCGGGGAGTAGGTTCTCAACCCAACCAGCAATACCAGTACCAAGCACATTGATTGAATCTTGTATGTTAGCAAACGAATCTAACATGATAGCATTAAAGAGAGTCATGGAAGTCTCTGCATCAGAAATCAACCTCTTCGCTTGGAAACGGCCTACTACGTCGAAGAAGACCATTGACGCGCCAGCCCTGTTGACTAGCATGGCGATTGCCATAGCCATTAGTGCGAGAAAGCCCCAAGGGCCGCTTAGACCCACAAAACCTGTTTCAACTATCAAAAATCATCCACTCCACCTAATGCCTTACGGCTCGCTACATAGTATGGTAAAACTAACTGTCTGATAAATCTTGTTGTTGCTTCTGCCTAGCGGCTCGGCGTTCATTACGCCTTTTTATTACCTCAGAAGCATCATCACCAGTCAATGTGTGTATATTTCCGGCACCGGGTTTAGTCTTCTGTGCTTTACTTGTTGCCTCTGCAATCCTATCATTAATCTCTATGGATATGTGCATATCCAACTCCATTAAATGCCTACCGCCCTCTTTATTATATTTTAACCACAAATCAGAAGGTAGGTTGCCCTTAAACGCCATACACAAGGCTGGCGCAACTTGCAGAAACTCAACGAAAGGATACCGCGCCTTCTTCGTCATCACCGCGAACAAATGATAGGATAGGTAGCAACTCTTCGACAGTAAATAGATTTATGTCAAAAGTATCATCTAGACAACAGGGTGCGAGCCAATACTCTAACTGTGCTTGCATACCTCCACCGGCTTCATCTAAAGCCTCAGAGAAAGCCTCGTTGGTTTCGTCATCCCACTTATCGGGAGTACCCTTATCAGCAAACTTTCTGAATACCTTTGCTTGTATGTTGGAAATCTTCAACTTTTCCATACCAGATGCCTGTCGCACCCAAATCGTTGTTCCGTCGTCTAGTTCAAACTCTTTCTTCTTTACCGGCATTTTTTCTCCACTTCCTTCTCTCTTTAACCTGTGTTGGTTGTTTCGCTTCTCTCAATAAACGGACTGACCCGTCTTGCTTAATTTCCCATTTACCTAATGAGTTAATAAAGGTTTTGGATGCGCCAGCCCTTGCCATAGCGCAAAACCCACTTAGGCTACGTCATACCAAACAACGGTTAGCATTTTACCTGCGCTACCGCCGCTTAGATTTGCGCTAATTATAACATCGTTGTTAGCAATTGCGGCTCGTAGAGCAGTTTGTATAGCACTAGCCCCACCATAGAATGTACTGACCTTGAGTTTGGTCTTATCTGCAATAACAGTTCCACCATTGTTTGCCATCTAATCAATCCTCCTTCCTAGAGGCTTTCTTCTTAGGTGCTGCTTTCTTCTTTGGGGCAGCCTTCTTTGCAGGTTCGGGTTTGGGGAGATTCATACTACCCTTTGGAAACCTTAGAGCAAACATTCTTGCCTTTTCCTCAGACATAGCCAATAACTCACGATGCCAATTCTCTGGTATCGCTCGTCCTAAATTTTCTTGCGCCCACTCTAGAGATACCATACTTAGTCACCTCAATAAGCATCCGTACTCAATTGTGCGCCTTTCATCTTAACCATGATAGCACTTGCTGAACCTAGAGCCTTTGAGTCATAGAAGGCTTGGAAGCCGGCTGACATTCGCGCAGGGTCACGACCACTAACCGAGGCAGTAGGTGCCTCGAACCTTACGTTATAGAGAATAATTTCCATGTGGTCTGCATCGGTAGCATCTTGGAATTTCAACTTTAGAGCAGGTCGTCCGGCGCCACCATGTAGTGCGTGAACGGAAGTAGATGTAGCCAAGTCTGCGTAAGTAGGCTCTCCCTTTAGTCCGGTAGTATCGGAATACAGGATTTCGTTAAACTCCATTGTACCAGTAATTTCTCTAGTTCTTGAAGGTGGTATCCTTTGAATTGTGTTTGCCCCAACTGCATAAGCCGAATCAAGGTCACGGTTAATGTTTATCTCAAGACTAATAGACTGAACCTTTGTTGATGTGTTTAGTGAACCATCCACATACAACTCAGCACCGGAGAAGTGAAGTGCGTCTACATCGTTACCGGAGAAAGAAACTCCTGTCTGAATAGCGTCAGGTGTACTTTCCGCCTGTCCTAACCAATCTACTGAAGCCATAACATACTCGTTTAGGTTTGCGCTAAGAGAAAGCCTTGTACTAACCATACCTGTGTAGGTGTGTTCCTTAGCCTCCCTACCCACACGGATAGTAAAGGAAGGGTAAGAATGAGCAGTCGTTACAGGCTCGGTGAAAACGTGCTTGTTTGCCCCGCCAACCTGCACAGTTGCCGTTCCATATTGAGTACCACCAACGGAAGCCCTTGCTGCCGCCTCTCCTGTTAGAGTCACAGTTGCTTGTGCTGAACCTGCGTGTGGCGCGGTCACATAAACATATATTCTACCCGGCTCTATTCCGTTACCATAGTTTTCATATCCTAGACAAACTGTATTGTCTGCGACTGTACCCATGTCTTCGGCAGTAGTAAATGTACTGTCATCTCCGTAAGTAGTAACACCCTTGAGTTGATAGTTTTCAACAAATGTGTAAGTGAAGTATGTTCCGGCAGTAGTGTTACCAGTAGTAGGTGAACCTAGAATACCATATCCTAGATTACCGTTACCAGCACTACCATCTCCGATTGCAAGACCGCCCTGTGTAGCGAAAGTAGTTGCTTCTGCACCACTATGTAGGTCAAGAACCTTAGAACCTTGGACCGCATTGGAGTTTGCAAGATTCATATTACCATCTATTGCGCCTACTCCACCATTCCTAACTTCCCAATATCCTATTTTTGTAGAGGAAACAAGAGCGGTGTTCTGTGTTTCGGTATAACCGTACCCTGCCATTGCTGAGTTTGCAGAGTTTTGGTTAGTGACTGCGGCGAAATCTACTATGTCATAGAAAGTATTTTCAGCAGTCACAGGAAGGAAAGAGGACATAATCATACCCATGAAATCGTCAGGTTGAACCGCAAAGTTAATCGAACCCTCACCATACTTGGTGTTGGTTACGGCCTTTGAAGCCACCTGTCTACTCATATCAGACCTTACAAGAAGGTCGAAAGTCTGCTTAAACGACTCATCATCTACTTCTCCAAACGTTTGTGAGACGCTTGGCTCTGAACCGAAGGTCGTCTCCTTTTCAATCGAAACATATCTATTTATCCATTCTGCCCCTGCCATCTTAAATACCTCTACTCCGACGTAGCCCTTGTCTGATACTTAAAGATTACCTTTGTATCATACTAATTCTTCGCCTATAGGATAAATTTAGTTGGTGTACGCAGATAGTTTCATCATCATCCATTTTACTATCTAGAGCCATATCATAAGATTCTAGACTATCTGTTGTGGCATTCAAACCAGTAGTAGTATATAACTCATCGAAAACCTCTCCCATTATATTTAAACCAGTACGATAGGAGTCTTCATAATTAGTACCTTTGGTTGTGACATAGATAGCAATATCATAAAACTGATTTACTTTCGAGCCTCCTAGAGCAGCAAACTCTGGCGCAGAAACGCGAGTAAATACTACATGGATAGTTGGAGTCTTCATTCTATTTAGCATCTGTGATGATAAATCATACCCATATACGATTGAGGAGTTATCCACATATTTCTTGATATAAGGCCGCGTACAACTTCTGATTGCGTCAACAATACTTAGTCCCATGCGGGGAAGAGTGTCCTGAGCAAAACCCGAAAGCATTAATTCTTCTGGGTTAAACGCACCGTACTTACTGAAATAGACTGCAAACCAGTTGACTGAACCGCTAGTATTACTAAAGGCATTCGTTCCTCCTCCACCACTAGCGGCGGCCACAGAATAGAAAGCCGCATTACCGTCTGTATCATTAATAATTTCATGGACATAGAGTTTAGCATTATGCGATGCGTCGAGAGTAAGGCGAAGTAATAGGGGTACTGCGTTTGCTTCTGCCATTCCCAAATCTAGGTCACTGATTGTGACAGTAGTATCGCCCACAAGGTCAAGTTGAGTTAAATTTCCCTTACTTTTAACTTCGACTTTCTTAGTTCCGTTGTCTAGTTTCATTAGAACTGCGCCATTATCTGGGGCGGTATTAAAGGAAAACATAGTCACCATAGACGAATCAGTAGCCGTACCAATTGCATAGGTACTATTAGTAGTCACCCACGCGCCATTAGAAGCAGAGCCACCACTCCCCGACCAAGCATCATTTTCGTTAGTGCTAGTAGGACTTGCTGGGTTTTCCCCAGTAAGGCGGGAGTTCCAATACTGATTTTTATTTGCTACTGCCATATTATTGCCCCTTGAATGAATAGTAAGCCATAGTCTGCGCGTCATTAATATTTTCTCTATCCTGTCTTTTAAAGTTTGAGGTGATGGTTTCTAGTTCTTGTCTTAGAGAATCTTTTCCAGTCTCCAGATTTCTAATTACGTTTTCTTGTAATTTATTCATCATGCCAACACCTCTCCAACCCCTATGTGTGACTGTGGCTATCGTCTTTCCTGTTCTCTCTTGTCCCATACCATAACCCTTTTCTGATATAAAGACTCTACCTGCGTCATCTTGCTTTTGTTTCCACATGGCGGATTTACCGCCACCTACATAACCAGAGAGAGCAGAGTCGTTAGCACCACTCCCAATAAATCCTTTCATTTTGAATGGGCCTTGTCCCTCTTCATATATTTCGGTAAGTGATTTATCGTTCTTAGTCATATTACTTCCTCTGACACCAGTAGGAATCTCTGGCGCAGTTTCATCCCAATCATAAGAACCTATAATAAACTGACTCTGGTGTTGGTTACTACCTTGCTTTAACCCGAACTGTAAAGAGGAACCTAGAGTTTCTACTAAAGTCCAATCGCCATATTTTCGATTAAATTTAGTATTATATTTAATTTGTTTTTTCGTAGACATAATAGCGTTCTTAAGAGCATTCTTGATATGTTCTCTAATCGCAGTATTTACTTTTGCCCTAATTTCATTTGAAAAGTTTTGCATACCTTCCCAGTTTCTAAAGTCTGTGAGTGTCCAAGACGTATTATCGCCATGTATGGTCACGTTTCTATCTACCATCTAATCACCTTAATCAACTGAGCCAAGATGGGCCAGTCTCCGAAGGTTCATAGTACCACGCTCTCTTAGCATTCCGCCTCTCATACTCTCTCCACCTGTGAAGAATGTCCCTTCATCCTCCATGTAATACGCCGCCGCTAGGTCAGCACAGACTTCTTTGATAACGTGAGCCATCTCTCCTTCTTGTACTGTCACATCATCCAAGTGACTTTCGGTAATTCCACTCACTCCTGTTAATTGGTTTGTGGACTTACCTGTCCATGCGAATGAATCACCGTCTATATTACCGTTTCCGGCGTCACTGAAGGCCGTTCCCGACGTTAGGTTAACGGTGGTAGCCCCGGCAGAAATAGCGCCGTCTAGCGTCGTTGCTGCGGTACTCTTAGAGGGTGCTGAACGACCATAATCTCTAAACTCTTGGTCTATATCAATGGCCGCTCTACGGATAGAAGAAGACAGTTTAGTAGCCGCAGCAGTACGCTGGGCGCTATTAAGGCCCAGTCTTTGACCGACATCAGTAGAAGAACAGTAGGAAGCCATTTAGTATCACCATAGTTATTATTGCGTAAAGCATACGCTTCTGCGTTTGCTTGTATGAAGCGAGTGATTCTTCAAGGTTTTGAAGGGTAGTCTGTTGATTGCTTAGTCTACCTTCGACCCAAGCAAACCAAGCGGGGGCCAAACGGCCACTCATTGGGCTTCCTCAAGGCGAGCAACTAGGTCGGCTTTCTTGCCACCAACTGGGAGTCCCTTCTCCTTGAGCATAGCCTTCAACTCGGCTACATTGTACTTATCGTAAGCCTTCTCAAGAACCTCTAGATGTTCTTCGGCCTCCTCTATCTTGTCTTCTACTTCATCAACTGCGTCAAGCAATTCATCAAGAGTAATCTTCCCATCTGCCATCATTGATTTATATTTTTGGTATCCCCATGCCGCAAGAGCGAGAAGCGCACCACCCGCTACTAGTACCATTTCAATGTCACCTAGTAGGCCGGAAGAAGCCTCCACACAATCTGCTACGCAATCTGCTACTGTTGTATTGTTTTCCATTTTTCTCACCTATCGTAAATTATTTGTTTGACTGCGGAAAGCGGAATTACTGTAAAGTGCCTCTTATCTCCGGGTCGGTATATCTTGTAGCCATGAGGTGTCTCTTCAATGTTTACCTTCGTATAGGATTTCTCTGGAGGAGAATAGACAATTTTGCCTAACCTAGTCTTCGGCTGGGTCATCTGTGTCATCCTCTT